GAAAAAAATATGAAGAAGAAGATGCACAGGCTACCTTAGACAGGCAATTAGGTTTCTTAGAATTAAGTAAGGCACAGGGATTAATCAAAGAAGATCAGTATCAAAAATCATTATATGATTTGCGTTTACAATATGCTAATTCAAGCAAGGAAATACAAGATGCTGAAATTGCTTATGCTGAATATCAAACAGAAAGAAAAAAAGAATTAATTGAAACTGAAAGAACACAAAAGTTAAAAACAATACAGGATAGTGTTGATGCATTAGATATTGAAAATGAAAAATTAGATGAAGATTATGAAAAAGATATAGAAAGATTTAATCAGCAAATTGCATTGCTTGATCAAATGCGTGAAATCGAATTGGCAAATGAGGAATTGACAGGATTTGAAAAACAGCAAATACGTGATAAGTATGCAAAACAAAAACTTGATGTCGAAAAAAATATATTAAAAACAGAGAAAGAATTAATTGAAGCAAGAAAAGAAGCGGAGTATGATTTTATGAACGCTGTTGCAAGTGGTTTTGGTTCATTGTCAACATTGTTTGCTGAACATACTGCTGCTGCAAAAGCATCAGCAATTGCAGAAATTGCAGTAAATACAGCATTGGGATTTATGCAAGGTTTGGATATTGCTCAAAAGGGTGCAAAGGCAACAGGACCTGCTGCGCCATTAGCATTCCCAATTTTTTATGCATCACAAATTGCAGCAGTATTAGGGGCAGCACAAAAGGCAAAGCAAGTATTGACTAAGGCAAAAGGTGGAAGTGAGGGATCAACGCCAACAGCACCAACAGCAGGATCACCAATGAAACCACAATTACCGCAAGTTCAAGAAACGCAACTGAATCAGGCATCAATAAATGCTTTGGGCAATCAGGCTATTAAGGCGTATGTAATTGAATCTGATGTAACTACAAATCAGCAAAGAATTGCAGCAATCAGACAGAGGGCAAGATTTAGTTGATATGATAAATTTAAAATAAAGAAACATTTATTAATATGAAATTACCTGTTTACGAATTAATGATAAGTGATGATGTCAATGATGATGCAGAAGTTAATTTTGTGGCACTTGTTGACAGACCTGCAATACAAAAAAATTGGAATGCATTTAAAGAAAAAGTTAATTTCCAAATTGCTTCAGAAGATAAGCGTATTATCAGCGGTGCTATTATGTTGGCTGATGTGCCTATTTATCGGAGGGATAATCATTATGGCGAATACTTTGTTACGTTTAGTAAAGAAACTATTTTCAAGATAGTTAAAAAGTATTTTAAAAAAGGCTTTCAGGGTAATGTAAACTTAGAGCATAACCCAAATCAAAAGCAAAATGATGTGTTTGTTTTTGAATCTTTTATCAGCGATAAAGAAAGGGGTATATTACCAATGAAAGGGTTTGAAGATGCGCCTGATGGATCATGGTTTGGTTCAATGTATGTCGGTAATGATCAAACATGGAAAGAAATAAAAGAAGGGAAATACAAAGGATTTTCTGTTGAAGGTCTTTTTAATTATAGCATAAAGAAACAAGAAGCACAGGATCGTGATGAAATTATAATGAATCAAATATATTCAATCATTTCACAGGTTACAATGTGGGATGAATCAGATGTTGAAAGAGATGAAGGGGGAAGGTTTGCGCCCAAAGGCGGTGGATCAGGCGGAGGCGCAAAGGAAAGTACAAAGGCAACACCTGAACAAGAAGTTAAATCAGGCGATCCAAAACTTATTGATTTAATGAATAAGGCAAAAGAAGCAGCACCTGAAATTGATAAAATGAGTAGAGGTATTGCAGACAAATATGGTGCAGATATTACGCCAATAAATTTGAAATCTGAAGAATCAATTATACGCAAAGCAAATGATGAAGAAAAGGGTGATCTTTCACAGATTAAGGATTCAGTCAGGAATACAATTGTACATGAAGACAAAGAAACAATCAACAAAATAATTGGTGATCTTGAAAAAGATCCTTCATTTATGCGTGTAAAGGTTCAAGATGCTGAAACTAATTCTTTGGGATATAGCGGTAATATAGTAAATGTAAGGGGTTCGAATGGCGTAATTGCTGAAATTCAGGTGAATACCCCTAAAATGATCTATGCAAAGGAAAAACCTGAAAATGCTATTAGGACAATAGGCAAAGAAAAATATGATCAAATTGCTAAAAAATTTGGCATTGCAGGTGGCAAAGGGCATACCCTTTATGAAGAATACAGGAAACTTGATCCTTTTAAGGATTCAAAAAGGATGCGGGAAATAGAAAAAGAAAGCAAAGCATATTATAAAAATTTTTTGGATTAATATAAAATAATTTGTAAATTGCAGTAGATGATAAACGAAGAGTTAATGAAGCGGTTTGAAAATCAGGAAGAAGTTTACTTTGAGAATCAAAATGAAGAATTGGTTTTCAGAGCAAACCCAAAGCAGGGTTATCAAGCCAAAAGGAAAGGGGGTGAACCTTATTACGTGCAGATAGGTAATAAGGCACTTGCTGAAGCGATAAGTGAAGGTAAGTTGATCAGTAAGGTGGAATTTGAGAATTACTGATTACTGAAATCATTTTTGCGAACAGGGGCAGGAATTCATTTTTATAAATTTCAGAGGTCAATTCATTATTTAATTTTTGATATTCATGTACTTCATTGAAGTATTTGATTATCATAGGTTCATTGTTTTCTTCCAATGATGCCCTGATATTACAAACCCGATCTGCGATTTTTACAAATGCTGCTTTCGGATTTTGTGCAATGTTTTCATAATACCCTTTTGTATTGTAATTCTTGCTTACCAATTTGCAGATTTCAGCAACTTCAGAATTAATATGCGCTATCTGTTCGGGTGTTGTTTGGGTATCTTCCAAAGTATCATGCAGCATTGCAGCGGATAATATCACTTCGGAATCTGTGTATTTGCTGCATAGGGCGCAAACGCTGAACAAGTGGGCAAAGTACGGAAGGCTTCCGTACATCTGCCCATTGTGGCTTTTCATTGCTAATTGAGTTGATTTGTTAAGCATACCAACTGCAATAATTTGCTTCACCTTTGTATTCATGCAACCAACCAATTGAACTGCCCATGCTAATGTGGTAACTAACGCTTCCGTTATATCCAACCGAAGTAACAATTCTTTTCACAATTGGCGCACCCATGAATTCATTTTCCATTGGTTCATACATTCCTGATGCCCATGAAGTCGAAGCAATTTCTTTTTTCGCAATCGGTCTGATAACAACTGATTTCCCTTTCACAGCGATTACCTGCCAATAGCGAAGATTGGTTTGTTCATATCCCCATGATTCGTAGAGGATTTTTCCTGCCTTGTAAGGGTGAGCAAAAACCTTTAATGCTTCTTTTTTCTTTTCCAACAATTCCTGTTTTCTTTTCTGATTATTTTCTTTTGCAGCAATGAAAAGTTCTAAATGATTTTTCATTTGATCAAGATGTCTGTACCTGTAATTGAATTCAGGTTTTGGGAATCTTGCTTTGCTTTTGATCTTGATAGCCATAGCAGTCAAAGATTCAAAATTGATTTCAAGGCGAAGGTTTTGATTTTCAAACCTTTTTGAGAAATTTTCAAATTCGTGTTTCATAAAAGTGGTTTTTGATTACAGAACAAATATACAACTAATTTTAATTTCCAAAAACTTTTTTCATATTTTCTTCAGAAAAAATTTCATTTACTGCCCATACCGCAAATGATTGATTTCCATTGCTTTGTAAATAGGCTGCTGCCCAAACATAAGAAACCATGAATTCATGCGGATTAATCTTTTTTGGATTCCATTCCATTTGCTTGTAAAAGGCAGCCTGAACACGCTTAATTTCTTTTTCATTGTAATTCATAAAAGTGGTTTTGATTTCTATGTAAATATACAACTATTTTTAATTATACCAAAAAAAAGTTCATATTTTTTTTAAGTGATAAACTAATTGTGTATTTATCATTTATTCAAAATGTATAGCATGAAGGCATCGGAAGCAATACTGAAAATAAAGGCACTTTTCGAAGATATGCCTGAAGAACCTAAAAAGGAAGAACCAAAGAAGGAAGAAGAAGTGAAAGTTGAAATGAAGGAATATCAACTGAAAGATGGCGCAAAAATTATGATTTCTGCACTTGAAGTTGGTGGATCTGTTCAGATGGAAGATGGATCACCTGCGCCTGATGGCGAACATGAATTGGCTGATGGGCAAATGATTGTTGTTGAAGGCGGTGTTATTAAGGAGATCAAACAACCTGAAGCAGAAGAAAAAGTTGAAATTGAAGTTGAAGCAAAGAAAAAGATTGAAGAAATGGAATCTGCTTTCAATGCAACAATTAGTCAACTTAAAGAAGAAAATCAAAAACTACATTCTGAACTTGCTCAAATTAAAGACAAGATGAAGAATGGATTTACTGAAGTAATTGCATTGATTGAAACAATGTCAAAAGTGCCACAGGTTGATCCTGTGCAGAAACCGCAGAGTTTCAAGTATGCATCTTCAAATGATATGAAGATTGAAAAATTATCTAAGTATCGTGAAGCAATTTTAAATTCGGCAACTAAATAAATTTTAAAAACTTAAAAAACAAATAACATGGCATTTGATGTTTCGGCATTGGCGAATTATACCAAAGAGAATGAAGCACTATTGGTAACAAGTTCTGTACTTGGCGCAAAAACCGCTTCACTTATTCAAAGTTCAGGTAATGTAATGGTTGGCGTTAAGTCAAGTGAAACCATTAACATTATGGATACTGATGCAATTTTTCAGGCAGGTGGATCATGCGGTTTCAACGCATCAGGCAACACTTCATTTACACAGCGTGTTGTAAGTGTTGGAAAGATCAAAGTTAATGAAGCACTTTGCCCAAAATCATTGGAAGCAAAGTATCTTCAAAAGGCTTTGCCAACAGGTTCTTCTTATGATTCAATTCCATTTGAGCAAGAATATACAAGCAAGAAAGCAAAGCGTATTGCTGATCAATTGGAACAAGCGTTGTGGAATGGCGATACCGCTTCTGCAAATGTTAATCTTAATAAATTTGATGGGTTTGTTAAGTTGATAGGTGCTGCTGCGGGTGTTGTTGATGCTAACGTTTCTTCTTTCATTTCAGGTGCGCCAATTTCTGCTGCAACAGGTATTACCGCTGCAAACGTAATCGGAATTTTTGATGGCGTTTACAAGGCTATCCCTGCAAAGATTGTTGCTGAAGATGATGTGAGGATTTTCTGCGGTATGGATGTGTTCAGGACTTATGTTCTTGCATTGAAATCTGCTAACCTTTTCCATTATCAACTTGATGTAAAAGCAGATAGCGAATTCATCCTTCCTGCAACAAACATAAAAGTAATTGCACTTCAAGGTCTGAACGGAACAAATAAGATTTACGCAATGCGTTTGTCAAATATGTTTTTGGGAACTGATCTTTTGAATGAGCAAGAAAAATTCGAAATCTTTTATGCCAAAGAAGCAGATGAGGTGCGGTTCGTAAGCGAATTCAAAATGGGTGTTAACTTTGCTTTCCCTGATGAGATTGTGAAGTTTGTACTTGCATAATATAAAAAAGGGGGAAGGTTAAACTTCCCCCCTAATTATTAAAAATATAAAAATAAAAACATGGCGTGTGCATTAACACAGGGTTACGTACTTGATTGTAAAGATAGTTTGGGTGGATTAGTTGAAGTTTATTTTATGGCTCAACAGGACATCGCAACCTATACTGAAGCATCAGGCGTTGTAACTGCATTGACAAAAGACACAGGAAAAAGATTTTATAAGTATGAACTTGTTAAAAGTACCGCATCATTCACAGAAAATATCAACGCATCTGTTGAAAATGGCACAATCTTTTATCAACAAGAACTTTCAATAGTGATCAACAAATTGCAGGTTAACATGAGAAATGAAATCCTGCTTCTTGCTCAATCACTTTTGGTTGCTGTTGCAAAAGACGGCAATGGTAAGTATTGGGTACTTGGATTGACACGTGGACTTGATGTAACTGCGGGTAGTGCTGCAACAGGTACTGCTGAAGGAGATCGCAACGGATATTCTTTAACCTTCACAGGCAAAGAGAGATTCCTTGCACCTGAATTATCTTCAGGACTTGTTGCTTCTTTGGAAACAGCAGGGGCATAAAATTAATTCTTTCTTTAATAACCATAAATGCTTCGCAAGTGCGGGGCATTTTTTTTTGTTAATATCAAGCATCTTCGGCATTTATTATTGATGTTACATTTAATTAAATCACAAACACAATACGTATTTTTGACATTGACAGAAAAACAAATTCTTTCAAATCCAAATTATTTATTTGTGTTTACAAACAGAAGCAATAACAATAGCGTTTCATTTGTAAAATTAAACAATGCTGATGTTTCTGCGCATAAAGATAGGTTTAATAAATTTCAGATTGTAACAAATGATCACTTTGCAAATCAGTTAGTTGGTCAATGGACATATCAAATTTATGAGCAGGTGAGTAACAGCAACACAAATCCAACAGGATTAAATTTATTGGAAAGCGGAATTATGATGTTAGCGGATGCGCAAAATGTTTTTTCATCATATTCTACAACTGATACATATAAAATAAGAAGATGAATTACTATGTTTTAGAATTTGCAGAAGCATTGCAGCCTGAATATAGGGAAAAGAAAAAAGAAGGCTTTGTTGAATATGGTTTGAAAAATGATTATCCAAACTATTTGGTTGATCTATTTAACAAGTCAGCAAAGCATAATGCAATTATCAGGAATAAAGTGCATTACATTTGTGGCAATGGTTGGAGTGGTGCAGAACAATATGCTGAAAATATAAATCGTGTTGAAACGCTAAATGATTTAACACGCAAAATTGTAATGGATATTGAATTATTTGGTGGCGCATACATGGAAGTAATATGGTCGGCAAATGAAACTATTGCAGAATTATGGCATTTGGATTATACCAAAATCAGAACAAATAAAGACAATACACAATTTTGGTATAAAGACAATTGGAAAGATGCAAAAGAAAAGCACATTGTTTATCCTTCATTTAATCCAAAAAATGCTGTTGGAAGTCAAATACTTTACATAAAAGAATATAGACCGAATAATGGTGTATATTCTTTGCCTTCATATTTCGGTGCGTTGAATTACATTGAATCAGATATTGAGGTAAGTAAACACGTTTTGGGAAATGCGAAAACAGGATTTGCTGCAAGTAAATTGATTACACTTCCTGATGGAAATGCAACTGAAGAAGAACAAATTGAAATTCATAGGAAATTTAAAAATACATACACAGGAAGTGATGGAATTAAATATATGCTTTCATTTGTTAATGATGCATCAAGAAAACCAATCATTGATGATTTGGGGCAATCTGATTTAACAAAAGAAGATTTCAGTAGAGTTGATGAATTGATACAGACAAACATTTTTAGTGGGCATCAGATCACAACACCTTCAATTTTTGGTATTGCAGTTGCGGGTAAATTGGGAACACGTACAGAAATGCGTGATGGGTATGAAATTTTTAAGAATACTTACGTGAATGGTAAGCAACAATTTATTGAATCAATTTTCAATATGTTGGCGGAGTATTCAGGAGTTTCTGAAGAACTGAAGATTATACCAACTGAACCTGTAAACATTGAATTTGGTGAATCAACTTTGGCGCAGATAATGAGTAAGGATGAAATGCGTGATAAGATTGGTTTACCTGCAATTGAAGTAAAAGCACAATCAACAAGTCAGGATGTTATTGATGCAATTAATTCATTATCGCCATTGGTTGCAAATAAAGTTCTTGAACAATTAACGCCAAATGAATTACGTGCATTGATTGCATTACCACCAAAAGAGGGAGGTGAGCAAATAGAACCTTCGCAGCCTGAAGCTCAACCTGCACAATTAAGTGAACAGGATTTCAAAGTATTTTATGAATTTGGTGATGATAAAGATCAATTTGAAGTGTTGCATAAACGCAATATGTTTTCTTTGAATGATGATGATTTATTAAGTGTTGAATTTGCTGATGTTACAAAAGCACAGGCGAATGTTCTTGATCTTATAAGTAAGGATAAAAGGATTACGCCTGAAGTAATTGCCAAAACATTGAATTATGATTTGGAAATGGTGGGTAGTATATTGAAGGGGTTGGTTGAAAAAGGTTTGATAAAAACTGATGAAACTACACAGGGAAAAGGTTTAGAAAAAGATATTATAATTGAAAGAACATTAACAAAGCCATTGAGTAAAATCATTGAAGACCTTAGACCAAAAACATCGCAGTTTGAAATCAGGTATTCGTATGAATGGATTTCAGGATATGGCAAAGATGATGAAGAAACTTCACGCCCATTCTGTAAATACTTATTGGGTGCAAAAAAGTTTTATACACGTAGTGATATAGAGCAAATGTCAGCACGTTTGGGGTATAGCGTTTGGGATCGTAGGGGCGGTTGGTGGACTATGCCAAATGGTGATCATTCTCCTTCATGTCGGCATAAATGGGTTTCGAACATTGTAAAAAGAAAATAAAATGAGTTTAAACATACTTTTCATTTCAGCAGAAACAATAAAAGATCGGACAGGTCTTCACAATAATGTTGATGAAAAATTAATAAATCCTGAAATTAAAACTGCGCAGGATATTTATATTCATCCTGCGTTGGGAACTGCGTTGTATGAAAGATTGCAGGATGGAATAAACAACAACAATTTAACGCAACTTGAAATTACTTTAATAGATAATTACATTGTAGATACATTAGTAAACTATGTTTTAAGTGAATTGCCACAGGGGTTATCATATCAATACTACAATAAAGGTCTGTTGAAAAAGACAGGAGAAAATTTTGAATCGCCTTCAATGCAGGATATGATCGACATTGCTAATAGATTTAGATCAAGGGCGGAATACTACAAACAAAGATTAATTAAATATCTTAAAGAAAATCAAAATCAATATCCTTTATATTTAAATTATGGTAATCGTTATGATTCAATAAAACCTGAAAATGATGCATATAGAAGCAGCATTTATTTAGGCAGCAGTTCATGTTGCAAAGGTGAAAAAACTTTCAAAGATTTATATCAAGGTAACAAACCCCCATGCTGTTATGAGTAAAAAAGCGAATTTAAAAAATCAGGAAAAATTAAAAATATACTTACAAAAAAATGTCGCTAACAATAAATCAGATAGTAAAAAGCATCAAGGATTACGCAAACCAACACGCACAAATTGAATACGTGTTCTTCGGTGCTATTTATGACAGGCTTTCAAAACAGGATGTAAAATATCCTGCGCTTTTTTTTGATATAGAAGCATCCCGCATTTTGGCAAAACAAACTGAATTAACTTTTAGTTTATATTTTTTGGATAGGCAATTGCAGGAAACTGAAGGCTTAGAGGTAATGTCTGATATGCTATTGATTGCACAGGATATTGTTGCGCAGTTGCGAAATAATCA